CCCCATTTGGTTTTTCAGATGCTGGATCAAACTCTTTAGGAGAGATTACATTTATTCGTACATATTCTCGTGTTAAAGAAGACGGAACAAAAGAACGTTGGCAAGAAGTTTGTCGTCGTGTAATTGAGGGTATGTATTCAGTTCAAAAGAATCATGCTAAGGATAACCGTCTACCATGGAATGATAATAAAGCACAGAAGTCTGCACAAGAAGCATTCCAAAGAATGTTTGAATTAAAGTGGACACCACCAGGACGTGGCCTATGGGCATTTGGAACTCCTATGACAATGGAAAAGCGTAACTCAGCATCTCTTCAAAACTGTGCAATGGTTTCAACAAGAGATATTGATCGTAATGACCCTGGTGCCTTATTTGCCTGGGTAATGGATGCGTTAATGCTGGGTATTGGAGTTGGGTTTGATACCCTTGGACAAGACAAACAGATGTCTATTTATGCTCCTACTGAGCCAGTATCTGTCTATGAAATCCCAGATACTCGTGAAGGATGGGTTGAATCAGTTCGTCTTTTGGTCAACTCCTTTCTTCGTCAAAATCAATCTATTCAAGAGTTTAACTATGACCTTATCCGTCCTCTAGGAGCCCCTATTAAAGGCTTTGGAGGGGTAGCAAGCGGTCCAGCACCACTTATTGATCTTCATACCCGCATTCGTAATGTAATTGGCTCTAGGGCAGGAGAACTACTAGATAGCCGTGCAATTGTAGACATTGTTAATCTTATTGGCACATGTGTTGTTTCTGGAAATGTTCGTCGTTCTGCTACTCTTGCACTTGGAACACCAGAAGATGATGGTTTTATTAATCTTAAGAATCCAGAAGTATTTCCAGAGCGTAACTCGTATGATCCAGAAAAACCAGGGTGGGCCTGGATGTCAAACAATTCTATTTCAGCAACTGTTGGAACAAAATATGAAGACTATGTAGATTTAATTGCAGACAATGGAGAGCCAGGTTTTATTTGGCTAGATGTTGCTAGAGAGTACGGCAGATTAAAAGATGCACCAGACTATAAGGATTCCCGTATTATGGGATTCAATCCTTGTGCGGAGCAGCCATTAGAATCATACGAACTTTGCACACTTGTAGAAGTGCATTTAAATCGTCATGATTCTAAGGAGGACTTCCTAAAGACATTGAAGTTTGCATATCTTTATGGAAAAACTGTAACACTTATGCCAACACATTGGCAGCAGACAAACGGTATAATGCAACGAAATCGTCGTATTGGAACATCGCTTACTGGTATTGCATCTTTTGCTGATAACAGTGGACTTCCAGCACTGCGTGAATGGATGGATGAAGGGTATCAGAAGATCCGCCACTATGACCATAAGTATTCTGAGTGGCTATGTGTTCGTGAATCGGTTCGTGTAACTACAGTTAAGCCTTCTGGATCTGTATCACTTCTTTCTGGAGCAACTCCTGGAGTTCATTGGGGTCCTGGTGGAGAGTTTTATCTTCGTGCTATTCGTTTTGGAAATACAGATCCAATGCTCCATTTATTCAAAGCAGCGGGGTATAAAATTGAAGACGACCTTGTATCAGCAAACACATCAGTAGTTTATTTCCCAGTAGCATCTGGACATAAGCGTGCAGAAAAGCAGGTAAGCCTATTTGAAAAGATTGGTCTAGCAGCAACTGCTCAAAAATATTGGTCTGACAATGGCGTTTCTGTAACACTTTCATTTGATAAGGAAACAGAAAAGCAATTTGTTGCTCCAGCACTTAATATGTATGAGGGACAACTAAAAGCAGTCTCATTCCTTCCAATGGGCAATAAGACATACCCTCAGCAGCCATATACCGAAATCACAAGAGAACAATACAACTCTTATGTTGGCACAATTGGAAAGATTGATTGGTCTGCAATTTATGATGGCAAAGATAATTTAGACGCTGAGTCTGAAAAATATTGCTCAACTGATGCATGCGAGATTAAGTTATATTAAGCCTCATCCTGCTATAATAAGGGTATAGGAGAATAATGTCTAACCCATCTAATTTATATGCAGAAAAGATCTTTAGTGAACATCCACTGGCTCTTTGGGCTCTAGACGATAAACTTGATTACATCAGCCTAATATCTGAGGCTCAAAGAAATATTTTGGGCTCTTGGGAAGAAACTGGATGTACACTTTCTTCAGGTGCGGGGTTTATAGGTGAACCATTTCCAGATAGTTATAATACAAAGGTCAGTTGTGATATACCTATTGGATCAACCAATGAAGCAATATTAAAAAGCCCAGAACTTATAAATTTTGATGATCTAAATCAATCACTAGAAACATTCTGTATAGCAACACATTTTTACTCTAACAGCACATACCTTGAGTCTATCAATATTGGTTATGAATACACAGATACAACAACATCAAACGTAATTCAAAAATTAAAAAAGTTTGATACATCACTATTTCAGCAATGGGGATTTGTATCAGAAACTTTTACAATACCAAATGAAAGCACAAATATAAGACTTGTTATTAAAATTGTTACAACTTCTGGCGGAGACAATATTGATGATTATGAATTTTACTTAAATGGAATATCTTTTGGTCAGTGGTCAGAAGAATTTAATGTTGTTTCTCTTGGGCTATCGGCAGAGGCTTTTCCAGAAGATATTGAGTTAACGACTACAAGTCAGGTAATTGAGGCACCTGCTTACGGAATATCTTCAGATACAGGATATTATTTAGTTAACAGCAACTCATTAATTGCAAAAAATACTGGAGTTCCACTGGTTTTTGGTGCATCAAATGTTACAAAACTTTTACCAAACGGAGATGATCCTTCTTTTATATTTCCTGGTAAAGGAATGCTTCATGAAAAGGGTAGGTATAACGAATATACGGTTGAGTTTTGGACTAGAGTTGATTCTAATGCATATACACCAAAAAGAATCTTTGGACCTATAGCGAGCCAAGATGGATTATATGTAGAAGGTGGATTTTTAACATTATTAATCAATGGCAACTTTAGTTCTCATTTTGTTGGTGAATGGTTTAGACCAATGCTAATTCACCTAAGAGTGATCAAAGACAGTGCCACTGTTTTAATAAACGGAGAAGAAGTAATCTCATTAAACTTTTTAACAAATTCTATAGTTTTGCCAAACTTAGACGGAGAAGACTGGCTTGGATTTTATGCATATGCAGAAGTTCCTACCGTTGAAATTGACTGCGTGGCCATTTACTCTTATCAAGTTCCTAACGTTGTTGCTAAGCGTAGATATGTTTACGGACAAGGAGTGGGATCTTCAGAAAATATAGATGCTGCATATAGTGGAACTACGGCAGTTATTGACTACTCATTTGCAGACTATACAGCAAACTATAATTATCCAGATTTTGCTCAATGGCAACAAGGTTCTTTTGATAATTTAAGAACAACTAGTACATCCCTGACTACACCACAATATTCTTTGCCAACAATTTTCACGGGAACAAAAACAATTCAAGATTTATATGATGATTCAAAAGACTTATACGACAACATAACAAGTGGATATCTTGGAACCGATAGTTATTTTATATCCCTAAATCCAGATAACACTTGGGACAGCCAAGGATCTTATATTAATTTTTCAAACTTTAATATGCTAAGCGATCAAGTTGCAGGATTTTATGGAGTTTTTCAAGTAAATCAACAAGGCAGCGGAACAGACGAAGATGAGCAGATTTTGTTTAAACTCTATAGTCCAGGAAACGAAAACTATTTCTTAGTTTCAGTAGATGGATTAGAAATTGTATATTCACTATATTATGGAGATTCATTACAAGAAATTTATCGTACAGAATCTTTTGCAGTTGAAGAACTTTTTGCTGCAGGACTAGATATTAAAAAATTTATAGATACCTTTGGTGGCAATGTTGCAACATTTTTTGGCAATCAAAATAGCCTAAGTCTTTACGTTGGTGGAGATAACAATGGAGATAAAACATTTAAAGGTTATATTTTTTCAGTTGGATTCTCAACTTCTCTTAATTTAAATAAAATATCACAGTATTTTAATAATTTTGGTGTTGCAATTATTGATGAATATGTAGGCAGTGGAATTGAATCATCAGAAAATGCTTTAGCGCTTTTATCACATACAGCAAGTTATACTCTACTTCCTACATACGCATACGATAGTTTATTCTTAGACATAGGAGTTTCTGGTTACTGGGAAGACTATATGCCATTGACTTATTTTGCTAAGTATGTACAAAATGATATTGGAAACTCTTTTTATGATTTAGATTTTTTACAGTTTAACCTTGGCTACCCATCTCCATCAAGTCTTTTAGAGTCAGAGACAACTGGATCTTGGACTTATGAAGATTTACTAAGAGAGTATTCTCTTCCAGTACAAAAAACCTACAGCCAATTAGATAATTCTCTGCTTACTGGATATAATAATTACCAAGATATAAAAGAAAATGCCTTAAAGTATTATGAGTACAATACTAGCAATGCAGCAGTTCGTAGTTATGTTACTTTTCAGTATATAGAAGAAGGGGCAAATAGACCACAAGAAGCATTTACTACGACTGTATCAGCAAAAGAAAATTCAGTTGTAGATGTTTCTGAATACTCTTCTTGGGCAACAACAAAGTTTGAAGTTGTTGATAATACAATAATCTATCCAAGAAAAGACATTGACTTCAATAGTCTTGCCATTGTTTATCATCTTGATTTTAATGTAAGGGGCATACTAACAAAGCCGATACTTTTAAGAAAGTTGGAGGTGGCTTCTCAGGCCTTAAACGATAACTCATTTAATCCAATTGGAACAAGATTTGGAACAGAACTATTTCCATATAAAAGATCTGGAATTTATTTTGATTATAAATCAAAGAACCCTTTTAGCATTTATAAAGGAAGCACACCATATTTATACATGAACAGAACATCAGGAATTCAGGTACGTGGAGACTTTGACTCAAACTTTGATCGTGGAATTTCTATGCCAATTAATCAATCACTTTCAAGCAACTATAGAGTTAGTGCTCTTCAGTCATGGATTAGGTACGACCAAGAGTCTTTTCCTGGCACACCAATAAGTTTGTTTGAGGTTAGATATAAGTCAGAAACAATAATTTTTTATGCCGTTGCAAATGACGATTCTGGCAAAAGAGCAAGAGTTTATGCTAAAAATAAATCAAACAATTTAGACTTTCAAGGATTGTCATATTACATAAACGGAACTCTTGTTAGAGAGCCAGTTTTAACAATAAAGGAGTGGGCAATTCTAGGAATTAACTTTGGAGAGGCTTTAAGTTTTGATTTATTTAGAGGATCCATTAATCTAAATAGCCCAGCACTATTTAATAACATTTCTTATTATCAGGCAAATAATTTGCAGCAGGTCCAGTCCATAATCTCTAGGCCTTGGTTTAAGGTAGAGCAAGATGGGCCAACTAGCCGTCAGTGGTCTTTTTGGAAAAACAACTTTACTTGGGAAGGCGTACTTGTTATTTCAGCCTCTGCTTTATATGGAGTAAACGCTCAAGATGTATATAAAAATTATTTAGGAATTAATAAGATTATTGTTGATGATCAAGAAGGCATGATATTTGATGCTGACAGGCTTAAAGTCTATAAGGATATGTCTTGGTCAATGTCTGTGGGCACACCAGTGTAATCTGGTATACTTGTGGTTATGGATTCTTTAATTAACCCAAAAACTGGCAAGCCAATTGTTGAAAATGTACGCCGTAAGGTCATTGATAAGCATTATGACTGGGGTCTGTATGTATACAAGAAGTCAAATGGAAAGTGGTTTACTGACGGGACTGGTTCTGTATTAAACATCCCCGCTCAAAAAGGTGACATCTCAAAGATTGCAGAACTTAAGAGGGCTGCAGTATTTAATGGGGATGATGGAGAAGGAACAGCACATTTTGTTCCTGGACTAACTAGAATATCAGAAGAAGAATATTCAGAACAAAAAGATAGAATGAGACAGGGTTTAATCCCAAATGTTAATGACCTAGGCGCAATCGCCGATGCACAAAAAACATTAAACACACACGGAAGGGATGCTTACGAAAGTGACTGATGATGATGATAACTTCCAGTATGTAAGAGCAAGCCTAAACACTCAAGAACAAGAAGAGAGTAAATTTAATTTAAGTGACCCATTTAATAAAAATTGGGAAGAGTTACAAAAATACTCTGGTTTAGATCAAAACTTTCGTCGTCGTGTAGCAAGACAAGTAAGCAAAGCAATCACACCAACTGAAGCATACCTAGACTCTGCAAATGCAACTCCATCTGGAGTAGATGCTGGATCAAAGGCTCTTAATCCTGGAACGGTATACAGAAATGGATACGGTCTATTTGACGTAATCACACCACCATATAACATGTATGAACTTGCAAATTTTTATGATACATCTTTTGCTAACCATGCAGCAATTGATGCAAAGGTAGAGAACATTGTTGGTCTTGGATATCGTTTTGACATTGCAGATAGAACTGCACTTAGACTAGAAATGTCAGAAGATGAATCAGCAACTGACAGAGCAAGAAATAGAATTGAAAGAGCAAAGATTGAATTGCGTGACTGGCTAGAAAACCTTAATGACGATGATAGTTTTACAAAAATTATGGAAAAGGTTTATACAGATGTTGAGGCAACAGGTAATGGGTTCATTGAAGTTGGTAGAACTATTAAAGGTGAGATTGGATACATTGGTCACATCCCAGCAACTACTGTTCGTGTTCGTAGACTAAATGATGGATTCCTTCAAATTATTGGACAAGCAGTTGTTTACTTTAGAAATTTTGGTGCAACCAATCCAAACCCAGTAACAGCAGATACTCGTGCAAATGAGATTATTCATATTAAGTCTTATTCTCCACTAAATACTTACTACGGTATTCCAGACATTGTTTCTGCAATGCCATCACTAATCGGAGATCAACTAGCGTCAAGATATAACATTGACTACTTTGAAAACAAGGCTGTGCCAAGATACATTATTACTCTAAAGGGTGCAAAACTATCTGGTGACGCTGAAGATAAGATGTTTAGATTCCTTCAGACTGGATTAAAGTCTCAATCACACAGAACTCTTTACATCCCACTTCCTGGAGATACTGATCAAAATAAGGTTGAGTTCAAGATGGAGCCAATTGAAAACGGCATACAAGATGGATCATTTAAAGAGTATCGTAAACAAAATCGTGATGATATTTTAATTGCCCATCAAGTACCTATCTCAAAATTAGGTGGATCAGAATCTGGACTTGCTGCAGCGCTTTCTCAAGACAGAACATTTAAAGAACAGGTTGCTCGTCCTGCACAACATCATCTTGAAAAGGTTGTTAATAAGATCATTAAGGAAAAGACAGATGTTCTTGAACTTAAGTTTAATGAACTAACTCTTACTGATGAGATTGCACAGTCTCAAATTCTTGAAAGATATGTTAAGACTCAGGTTATGACTCCAAATGAGGCTCGTACAGCACTTGATTTGCCACAAAGAAAAGATGGAGATGTTCCCTTTGTAATGACTCCAAGACAAGCAACAGATGCTAGAGCAAACCTTGCTGGCAACCGTCAAAGAGATGCAGAAAGAACAAACAGTCAATCAGATGGTGAAGCAACTCTTGATGGACGCAATCCACAAGGAGAGGGAAGAGCGTCTCAATAATTGAGAAATCTCTTAAAACATTTGGTATAATGGATAACGATATGTTAATCAATAAAGCACACTGGACAACAGACAAGAATAGCGTCCGTCTGTCAATGCCTATTGGCAAAGTAGACGTAGAGCGCCGAATGGTCTCTGGCTTTGCAACTCTTGACAATATTGACAAGCAAGATGATATTGTTACAACTGAGGCAAGTCTTCAGGCATTTAAAAATTTTCGTGGCAATCTAAGAGAAATGCACCAACCTTCAGCGGTAGGAAAGATTGTATCATTTAAAGAAGATAAGTATTTTGACCCTAATTCAAAAAAGTTTTATAGCGGAGTTTATGTATCTGCATACGTATCAAAGGGTGCACAAGATGCCTGGGAGAAAGTCCTAGACGGCACATATAGTGGTTTTTCTATTGGTGGAAATATTAAGTCTTGGGATGATGCATACAATGCAGACATGGACAAGGCAATTCGTATTATTAAAGACTATGATCTTTATGAACTATCTCTTGTAGATAGCCCCGCAAACCAGTTTGCAAGCATTATTTCTGTTGAAAAGGTTAACGGACAGAATGTTATTTCTGGAGCATCAGTAGATGCAATAATTGAAAATGTTTTTTACGATTCTGAAAACGGTATCGTACTAGTATCTGACTCAGAAACAGCAGAAAGCCCAGTCAGTGGTAAGAACATGGAAAACATTGGTTTCGTAGAAAAAAGCGATAGCGAAAAAGCAAACATGATAAAGTTCTTAGTTGATAGTGCTAAAGGCATTAGTACAATTAAGATTACCAAGGAGGTAAATAAAATGACAGAAGCGACAGAAGCAGTATTAGATGCTGTAGTTGAAAATGTTGAAATTACTCCAGAGGCACAGCCAGCAGAAGTAGAAACTCCTGCAGTCGTTGAAGCAGCAGCAACAGATACTGTTGTTGAAAAGTCAGACGATGGTGGTGCAGTTCCTTCTGCTCCCGTAGTAGAAGAAGAGAGCGTTGCTCCAGCAGTTGAAGCCGAACTTGCTGTAGCAAAGTCAGATGAGTCAGTTGCAGATGCAATTGCTGAAATCAAGAACTCTCTTACTAATGCCTTTGGCGATCTCGCTACAACCATTAAGTCTCTTAATGAGCAGGTTGCAGCACTTAACAAGTCCGTTGACGATGTGTCTACAGAAGTAACACAGGTCAAGGGTCAGTTCAATGAGTTTGGAAAGAGAGTAGATGCCGTTGAGCAAGATACCGCTTTCCGCAAGTCTGGCGATCTAGGCGAGATCGTGCAGTTTGAGCCTGTAAAGGTTCAGAAATCCCTATGGGGCGGACGTTTCCTCAAAAATTCCGACCTATTTAATTAACAAT